TGAGGTCCCTGAGGTCCCTGTAGTCCCTGAGGTCCCTGTAGTCCCTGAGGTCCCTGTTTTAGTAGAAGTCTCTGCAGTTGTTGAGGTTCCTGTAGTGCTTGAAGTTCCTGTAGTTTCTGAGGTCACTGTAGAAGTTCCTGTAGTACCTGAGCTTACTGTAGAAGTTCCTGTAGTACCTGAGGTCACTGTAGAAGTTCCTGTAGTTCTTGAGGTCCCTGTAGAAATTCCTGTAGTCCCTGTTTCTGTAGAAGTCCCTGCAATTCTTGAGGTTCCTATAGTGGTTGAACTCCCTGTAGAAGTTCCTGTAGTTGATATTGCTGTAGTGGTTGAAGTCCCTGTAGAAGTCCCTGTAGAAGTACCTATAGTTAATGTTCCTGTAGAAGTCCATGTAGAAGTATCTGTAGAAGTCCCTGTAGTACTTGAAATTCCTGTGGCCCCTATAGCTCCTGTGGTCCCTGTGGTCCCTGTGGCTCCTGTGGTCTCTGTGGTCCCTGTGGCTCCTGTGCTCCCTGTGGCTCCTGTGCTCCCTGTGGCTCCTGTGGTCCCTGTGCTCCCTGTGGCTCCTGTGGTCCCTGTGGCTCCTGTGGTCCCTGTGGCTCCTGTAGCTCCTCTTAGGCAAGTCCAACAAATGGTTAACGTGGCTCCACTGGTGCATGTAGCACCTGCGATACACGTAAAATCTTCGCTGAACGTAATGCCTGCATATTTGAGGAATGTATCAAAATTAAATTCTAAATCAACTAATCTAAATAATTTAAGCGTAGGTGAAAGAAATAAAGCTGCTAGAGCAGCTGCGGCTGCACTAGTAGCTAATTTTAAAAAGCGTTAAATAAAAAATTAAGGATGTGTAAATATAAGAATATATGCGTATTCAAATCCAGCACTTAATAAATCAACATATCCATTATAAGTCCATCCAGCTGTCTGAGCAATATGCACAAAATCATTAATATCACGCATATGTAAAGTATGACGTTGCCTTCTTATTGATTTATCTGGAAAACGAAATACTTCACGAAATTCTGCAGTTGGATCTTGTAGATCAAACTCGGCTTCGTATGAAAATTTATCAAATTCTACCTTGCTTTTAGTTACACGTTTCTTAGAATATTTTTGAATAGTTGTTCCAATAAAAGGTGATGCAGATTCCAATAGTGGATCAAATTTAAATTTATTAACTACTTCTACAGCTAATTGTCCTCCAGGGCGAATCCAGTAGTGTAAATTTCTAAATAGCCCACTTACATCATTTGAATAATATATTGTAAAAAAAAGTAAAGCCGCATGAGAAAATTTTCCACCAGGAAAAGTATGCTGTTGATTCATATCTCCCCTTAAAAAACTTACAGATTCACGTTGTTCACTAGACAATCCTGCTGAAGGTAGAGTAACTGCTCTAGCTCGCCGGAGCATTGATTCACTTATATCAAGACCTATTACTGAATTTGCTCCCATTTTTGCAAAAAGAACAGTGGCAATTCCTGTTCCACAACCACAATCTAAAATATCCATAGTATCAGTATTAGCAGGTTTCTTCCATTGATTTATTGTTAATGCAACCTCTTGGGGAAAACGATTAGATAATTGTGTTAAATTATCATATACGGATGCATAAAAATCATCAAACAATTCATCATTTTCAAACCATGTAACTTTTGATTTTTCAGATTCACTTGTAGCACCAGATTCAAAACCTTCTTTTAATCCAGAATATATAGTTTTATATGGTGTATCAAAAAGTAACCATATATAATTAATGAAACAAAGTGTTAAAAATATTAAAAGTCCCCATTGAAATCCTGTAAATAATATAGGTTTAATCTCTTCCATATCTGATTATTCAAGACTTCTTTTTTCTACATGTCTTACCACGGATTTTTTTACTACAATCGCTTCTATGTATTGATAGACTTTTACATAATGATGAGTAATTACATCGATTTAAAAGTTCTAAATCATTTTCCATATTACATCGTATATTCCATAACCATTGTATAGTAGAACTCCGTGTATCAAGTTGTTTAGTATTTTTATATATAGAATGTTTAATCCACGATTCTCTCCATTCTTTAAAAGGTAACACAAGTCCAAGGGTTCTCCAGAATGTATTATATAAGGGTAGACGTTCTTCAGGTTTTAAACAATTCCATTTATTTTTTTCTTCAAGAGTTGCAATAGTATCACATGGAGGTGCGCCGGGTAAAGCTACTGATGTACGAGCTAATTTAGAATAAGGATGTAAATCAGCTATTGAAAAAAGAAAATCCCAACCAGGAAATTCAGTTCGAGAACATCCAGAAGATAAGATTTGTTTATAAAATTTTTCTACATCTTCAAATAATGGATCAGGTTTAACAGGTAGTTTTTGATTTCTTAATTTAGAATTAACTTCATTATGTATTTTCCATAGCCATCGTGTTAAAAGTTCACGTGATTCTAGAGCATCATCAAGGCTATGACGGTCCATATATTCGGCCAATGAAGTTCTGCAATATTTACATGGTAAAACAAAAGGTAGTATCTTAAACATTTCTCTTACTGCTATTTTATCAGTACGAGGTATGTAGGCAAATGTTATTGTATGTAATAATTTCCATCCGGAAGGTCCCCAGAATCGGGTATCCATCTATCAAATGAGCAGATTATATGCGATTTTTACGAGATTTTGATATAAAATTTCTTTTTCCACCAACTCTTGCGGGACTTGTAGGATTTTCAAAGTTTATAGGATTTCTAAGGCGATTAACCATTCTAGAATTATTCTTTGTAGCCATAGGGCCAGGAGCCATAGGGCCAGAAGCCATAGGGCCAGGAGCCATAGGGCCAGAAGCCATAGGGGCCATAGGGGCAGAAGCCATAGGGGCAGAAGCCATAGGGGCCATAGGGGCAGAAGCCATAGGGGCAGAAGCCATAGAAGAACCCATGGGTTTATTACGTTTAATTAAAGCCGTAGCACTTGCTTGACCAGCTAAAAACATATTTGATTCATCTTTACCAATATCTGAAAAATGCATCTTTACATCTACCAGAGCTACCGCATTAGGAAATGCAGCCCGTGTCTGTAATTGCAGTTCTTCCATTAAAGCCTTAGTTAAGTCATTCATCTTTTTTTCCATTGTTGTATTTCTACCTCCTGTAGAACCTGTAGAACCAGTAATTCCTGCTAAAAAATTTCTAGAAACACTTACTGCTTCTACACGCTGTGCAAATACAGCCCCAGCAGGTTGTAAGGTATTTTGATTAAATGTTTGAATTGTGAAAATTGGTAAAGGCATTCTTTCACTGCTACTTTATATTAGATTATAGGCCACCACGAAGCCTTAGAACAAGGTGCAACGTAGATTCCTTCTGAATATTATAATCTGATAAAGTGCGACCATCTTCTAGCTGTTTTCCAGCAAAAATGAGGCGTTGTTGATCTGGAGGAATGCCTTCCTTATCTTGAATCTTTGCCTTGACACCCTCAATAGTATCAGTAGACTCTACATCTAGAGTAATTGTCTTACCCGTCAAGGTCTTCACAAAAATCTGCATCATATATAATAAGATTGAGATAATTGTTTAAATATCATTTCACTTTTTAACTTAAGCTAGGCCAAAACCACCCATATTCAATGGTGCTAAAAATGGACGAACAGTAGGGTTAGTAGTTTCTTCAGACTTGCACTTTACAACTGTAGGAGGGCATACTGCTCTTGGGCATGGAGCCGGAGTAGGACACTTTGTAGGTGGAGGGCATTTTACAACAGGGCATCTAGGGCGAGGACATGGGGGGCACTCACCCGTATCTCCCTTACACTTGCTATTATCTATAATTACTGGCTGAGGTTTGGGAATACTGCTCTTTAGAACATATTTGCTCAGATCAGGAACTGGAGGGCACTCGGTCTTTAACATATAGTTAGTCATATCAGGTGAATTTACAGTCTTATTGCATACTGGCACTTGGGACTTTAAAATATACTTACTCAAGTCTGGCTCCATAGTGCGTGGGCAGGGAGCAATTGGTGGAGACTTAAATAAACTTGAGCCTGAGCTTAAGCTGCAATCACATGAAGATACTGGTTGTTTACATTTACCACATTTATCTTTCTTACATTCGCAAGAAGAATTTTGTTTATTACATTTACCACAGACCGGGGAATCTTCAAAACCTTCTCTAGATCCACCTACGCGAACAAGCATACCTTCATTTCTAAAACCTACACGACTATATGCAAAATTAACAATTCCAACTCCACCTAAAACTAGAGCAACTATTCCAATAATTAACATATATTTCCAAGTGAAGTTCATCACTCCTTCTAACATAATGGAATAGTATTTATAAACATTCATATTAATATTATAATTGTAATGTCCAACCTTTCCAATTACTTGGAGGACAACCACAGGCAATTGGTAAATTAGGATCAACTGTTGCTGCAAGGCGACCACATATCATCTTAGAATGACCACGCCAAGAATATGCAGGAGACATTAATGATTCTTTAGCAATGCAACCAAAATCTTCAGGGTTTAGACCTCTGAGTCTTACTTGCTCACAAATAGAACTTGCACGTTTTTTCCAATCAAATCTAGAAGCGTTTGATTGATTACTTCTTGACTCGGTCCTGTCATCCATTCCTTTAGTAATAGTATCATATGCAGAATTAATACTCATTGCTTGACTTGAATTAGTTGTAGAGCCTATAGAACTATTATCTAGTCCCAATGTTCCATCATCTTGTAAAGCAAGGCTTTGATTAAATGTAGGTCTCTTTCTTTCTCTTGAATCCTTAGAGCCATTGTATCCTAATTCAATATTAACACGAAATTGACCTGTGTCTTTTAAATTATTAAATACAGATTTAGCATTATCTTCACCGACTATTTTAGATAATTGTTTCTCAATCATATTAAGTTTAATACCACTAGATTGTTCAAAGACATTCTTAATTTTATTTGCAGTGTCTGCAAGTTTAGGTAAAATTTCATTAATATCCTCTTTATAAATAGGTATATCATTGTTTGAGATATCACCATTATTTAATTTGGTTACCAAGTCATTTATTGCCGTATACATATTTTCTAAACGTTGTATTCTAGCTTGAACTACTGCATCGCTTGCTCCACTTGCAGATAAAGTTAGAATAGCTGCATAAATTCGTTTTTGGAATGCAATAAGATCATTCTTTGTAGCTTTTGTTTTAGCACCTGTAATACTAGTAGAACTTGTAAAACCTTCTATTTCACTATTTATAACACCCGATGTTTCAAATAGGCGAACCTTTCGTTGTAAGAATGTAAGTGACCCTTCAATATTAGCTAACTCTTGTTGTGTAAGCTGAGAATCTATACCGGGATTTTTAGTTAAAACACTTATTTCTGATTCAAGTTTTTGGCTATCTGCTCTTAATTGCGTAAGTGGTAATTGAACACTTGGGTCACTTGTATCTGCCAAGTTTACACCTTCAAACATTAAAAAGGACCGTATATCTTCATTTATTTTTTTTACTTGTGATAGTTGAGCTGGTAAAGTTGCAGGATCCTTATATTGATATGAGCCTATAGATGCCATTTGTGCATAAGGACCAAAAGGAATACTATCTAAAGTAGCAGGATTTGGCATAGTTTCCATTTTAATACTTGTTGGAGCTAAACCCTTTGGCACAATTGGTTCTGAGATTGGAGAAGATAGAAGGTTTTCAAATCCTTCTTTAGTAAAATCCAATAAATCTGTTCTTGAAACTATCCAAAAAACTATACCAACAAATACAACTAAATAAATTATCTGTATTAGCTTCATCTAAGTCGTAGTTAGATTGAAAATTGATAACAAATATAATTAATTATAAAATATTAAAAATGAAAACTACCTATTCTCTTGGTGAAGCCGTTGAAATAGGACTTGATGAAGCAGGCCGTGGATGTTTTTGGGGACCCATTTACGCCGGAGCTGTTATATGGGCTCCTGAAGAAGAATGGACTGATGAGCACAGAGAGATTGCGCCATTAATCAATGACAGTAAGAAGATATCTGAGAAGAAACGTGATGCAATTGCTGCAGGAATTAAAGCTAATGCAATTGACTGGGGTATAGGTAAAGTTAGTTCTACAGAAATTAATGATAAAGGAATGACCTGGGCAAATCAAGAAGCATTCCGAAGAGCTATAGATGCATGCTCATCAGGCCTCAAACCAGACTTACTTTTGATTGATGGAGTTCTAGGACTTCCCCATGACCAAAATTACGGTGATGTAAAATTTCAGTGCATTCCTGGAGGTGATGGACTTTACTTACCCATTGCAGCTGCGTCTATCTTGGCAAAAGTAGCAAAAGATACTCATGTCAAGGAATGGTCAGCAGCCTCAGAGGAAAATAAGGCAATAGCTACACAGTATGATCTTCTAAAAAATAAGGGGTATGGGACTGCAAAACATAGAGAAGGGTTAAAAACCCATGGGGCTCATGAGCAACATAGAAAACAATTTATTCGGAATTGGCTATAAGCTTAGCTATAAGTTTTTAGACCGACGGGCATTTTAAACGGGCACTTTATTGTGGATTATCTTCTTTAGTTTCTTCAACATTTTCGTTATCACTATTAAACCATTCAGTTGTATCATAGTCATTATCAAAATCATCAAGCTGTTCAGATACAAAACTTTCTACAAACTCAAGAAGTTCATTAAGTTCATAATCATCATTCTTTAATGAAATAAAAGAATTAATCGCATAGATTATATTTTTACCAGCAAACCATAATTGCGCCTCTATTTCATCAGTTATATAATCTCCAAAGTGTTCCTTGAACTTATTTTGATATCCATGGCCAAACTCCATATCGGCTTCACAACTTAACCACATATCAAATATTCTTTCATAGTTTTCTGAAATACAATCTTTACAATATTTAATTAGTGAATTTCTAACTAATTCAAACTTCTGCTCATACACCATTAGAATGTTAATGTATATAATATTTAAGTGCCGGTTTGAAATGCCCGTCGGTCTAAAAGCTAGCAAATCTTAAACTTTTACAAATGCTTGCACATTCATTAAATTAGAACTTACTAATCCATTTGGAGCAGCCTGTATAATAGATTCAATATCTTTTGATACCATCTTTCCTTCAATAATAAATAAGTCATTTGATTTCACTTTAGGACTCTGTTTTTTTAACCAATTATCAATTACTTTTTCTTTTAAAATACCATTTCCTGTTGCAGTAAAGGTATATTTTACATCAAAATCCTTAATGCTATTTGGCCAAGTATATATAATCTGGCGCTCATATACTTGTATAGGTTTACCTATATGGGTTTTTAGAATAGAGGTAGTCAAAGGTTTGAATCCATTTAACTCACAAGAATGAAAGGGAACCCATCGTTGACTAGAAGCTATTTTCTTAATTACCCATAATTGTTTATCGCCACCCTCTTTTATTGTTCCTTCTACTCCTTCAGAAGCAGAGTTATTTGGTCCTTTTCTTAACTTACGTGTCTTTGCCATCTAATTCGCATATAGGTAAAATAGATTAAATTAAATAATAAATTTTAGATTATACAAAATCTAAAATTTATCTTATTTATATATTAATTTAATGTCTGCGGCGACCACCCATCGTAGAATTGCGGTTCTTGCGGTTGCGGTTCTTGCGGTTACGGTTCTTGCGAGTCATGTTGCGGTTCTTGCGCATGGGAGGCATTTTATACTTATACCCTAGATTTTTTATACGCGCACCGGAAGACTCTAATAAAGCCAAATCTTCTGCTCTAGATTTATGAGTTGTGGTAAAATGTCCAAGGCCAGTATGGACATATATAAGTTTTTTAGCATCATTCATTTCTACAGAAGAACTACGCACCCGTTGAATAAATTTTAAAGATTCATACGGTAAAACCTGCAAATCTGCTATATCCGTCCTAGCTATTACAAAAAGTTCTGGAATTCCTTTTTTAGGAATATGTTCCATAGGACTCCATGCAGCAGTTGCAATAAAATCTGTCGGAGATATTCCATATTCACTTGTTTCTAATGTAGTTAAAGGTAGGTCTGGATTAGTCATTGTTCTCAAGATGTCTAGATATGATGATTCCAAATAAAGAGACCCTACTAAACCAGGGCTGCGTATTGCAACACTTGCTGCTAAAAGACCACCCGCAGACCTTCCATATAATGCAGTATTTAATGGTGAAATATTATGCTCATATTGTAAACTTTTAATTGATTCACTAAGTTGCTCAATAGCATTAAGACGATTTAATCGTTGACCTTCTTCAATCCATTTTTTATTATCATCACCACTACCTGGAACCATTACTGATGCAATTATCCAGCCTCTTAATAAAAGTGGTTTCCACTTATTTATTAAAGAACCTACATATGTAGGTGTTCCATATGCACCATATGCTGTAACTAGAAGTCCTCTAATTTCTTTATTAGGATGAATTACAAATGTTGGAAGAGGATTATTATAGTATGAGCAAGGAAATTGAACTGGCTTAGGATTTGAAAGTTTCCAATCAGGTAGCATTATAGTATATGGCTCATATCGTATATCAGAAATATCAAGTCTAAATGGATTTCTTGAATCATAAGATATATCTCCCCATATCCAGACTAACGGTTTTTTTCCTTTCCAAAGAGTTCTAATACCTTTTGAAATACTAACTGTCCATCCTGCCTTTATAGAAAATGATTCGATTGTTTCTTTTGTATTAATATGAGATAGAGTTAAGTTATCAGATACAATACATGCCTCTAAATCTGGGCGATTTAACCATTTTATTTCTTGTTTTATATTTTTATTTAATAGACAATAATATTTTTTAGTAAAATTACTACGTATAAGATAGACTGACCTATCTTCTCCTCGTTTTAATTCTAAATTTTCTTCTAAGTTTTTTAAATTAAATATTATTTCCTCACTTCCTTCAGTCCACTTGCATAAACTAGAATATCTCAAGTCTTTTTCAGAATGTAAAAAATATATTACGCCATTTACAATAGCTACTTCTGGACCACTATCTTTAATTGTCTTAAGATGTTTTAGTTTATTTTTATTTTTTTCTATTGCATAAATCTCAATAGTAAATCGTTCAAATCCTCCTGGGACTTGAACTGCTGCAACAAACATATCTTCAGAAAAATCTGCATCCCAACATTTACATGAGAAACCAGATTTTACATGTGTCCATGTCTTCTGTGGTCCAAAAAGTGCATCTTTAATCTTCCATCCATCCAAAATATATGGTATATCTTTGCTCTTATTATCTAATTCAGATTCCATTTTTTTAATTAGAGGCATAAGGGGTTTAAGGCAATTTTTAAAATATTTATTTTCTTCTTTAATTAAAGTTGCCCATTTTTCCCCTTTTTGTGATTCCATCCAAGATAAATCATTTTTCCAAGCGATATATCCTAAATTTCGTATTTCATTGTCCAAAGACATCCTATTAGATTCTAGTATTTTATCTCATTCCTTTACGATGCCCGTAAACAATTGTATCTGGATTAGGCGGAGGAGCAGTTAATGTTGGTCCTAGAGTTGATGCTACACCTGTCGCATAAGAAATTCGCATTGATTGTATTGCAAGCGGTTTTATTTTAGTTGGTGTAGAATATATTGTATTAATTTGTCTTATTGTATTATTCATCGTATCAGCAATATATAATTTTCTAGAAGGATCAACTGCGATTGCAGTTTGACCATAAAAAGTAGCTCGTTTATTATAAGGCACTAAAGCACGCTTAGGGTCAATAGCTCCATAGCCATCTATTGAACCATATTTCTGTTCAGGTGAGCCGACTACTGGCAATACATCACCATCAGTTGTAATACGTCGTATTAGATTATTTCCAGTATCACTTATATATAAAATATTTTGTAAATCTACTGCAACTCCAACTGGCCTGTTAAAACTAGCATTATCACGTCTACCCTCTTTAAAAAATGGTTGACCGCTACCTGCCACTGTACTAACATTACCAGACTGTGTAACTCTACGAATAACATTATTACCTGTATCAGCAACAAATATATTTCCTATTAAATCAACGCTAAGCCCAGTAGGAGACTTAAATGATGCATACTTGCTTTTACAATTTAGATAACCACTCAAATATCCTAAACTACTATCTAATGTAGTAGAACCAGCCAGAGTTTCTAATTGACCTCCTCCTATAATTTTACATATTCTGTGATTTCCAGTATCTGAAATATACACATTACCTACAGAATCAACTGCAACACCACGTGGCCCATTTAATTTATTAGTATAACCAATTGCAGAGCTTAGAATATCTAGTCCACCTCCAACTAATGTATTTACTAATTTATTTATTCCAATAATATTTCTAGAAGAATCATATATATTATTAAATTCAATGATTCGTATGGCATTATTTCCAGTATCTGCTACATAAATATTACCTCTTTTATCAATTGCAATTGCAGTAGGACCATTAAATTGGGCATTTAATGCTTCACCATCTAGATATCCAGAAGTTCCAACAGATGAACCTGCATAGGTTATAAAATTACCAGATAAATCTAATTTGCAAATACGATTATTACCAGTATCTGCAACAAAAATATTTCCAGAATAATCTAATGCAATTCCTGAAGGATTATTTAGGACTGAAATATAATTTCCAGAGGAATCTAAAGTTACACCTGGTTGAAAACCAAAAGTTTCAGAAACAGCATTACCAGATGTGTCAAAATTTACAGTTGATTGCCCCCGTAATAATGATGGAGGTGTTGGTTTTGCGCAGCCTATAATTGTATAAGTTTTATGATATAAAGGAACTGTTGTAATTTCCAAATTACCTATAATATTATTTATATCAAATGCAGTCTCATATATATTTGTTAGAATTGACGTTTGTTGTTTAAATTTAATATTGTGACCCGTAGTTACTTGACCATCTGTAAATCTGTAGATTTTTTTAGATTTCATTAAAATAATAAAATCTATAATTATATCATAAATTGTTGGAAAACTTTCCTCTACTCCTATATCAATATCTGAATCATCTATTCTTTGAACTGCTGCAGAATTCATTTCAATATATTCTGATAAAATTTTTCGTAATTGTATACTATTTGAAAAAACCATAATATCTTTATTTAAAGTTATACTTGTGCGGATTTGATTTGCTAGTGCAGCAATACCTCTTGAAGTAGCTTTAAAATTAAAATCATCTCTATTTATATATATAATATTATATCCATAAAGTAAATTATCTGAACCTGGAGGCGGCCTATATAATAAATTTTGTGAAACTTTTTCTAAAGCTGCTGCATACATTTCATCTTTATAACGAACTATAGAATCAAAACCTATAAAAGACATATTATAAATATCGCATCGTTCTAAAGATACATTTGATGTTAAAACAAAAAGAGCATCTGGGCTACTCATAAATTTATCTAAATTATTAATTAATACTGTTTCATCTGAATTCATATAATATATTTTAGGCTTAATATTTACAGTATCATATATATAATTATTAACTAATATATATGGCTCAAATTCTGAACCTGCCACATTTACCTTAACATCAATATTACGATCAATTGCATAATTAAAAAGCCTCAATGTGCCTTTAACAAAGTCATTAAATCCTAAGGGTTCATTTCCAGAATATACTTGCAAAATTGTCTTCTTAAATACCATCTAAACCATACAAAGAATATATTCTTAGATATAATGTCAAAGGTAACCAGGATAGTTTTATTATGGAATCAATCTAATACATTTGGCCTCAGTCAAGATGCTGCCCTCATTGAGGCGGCACTTGAAACACAGGAAAGTTTTGACCTTGGTTCAATTGAATTTGTAAAAGTAGATCCCCTTCAACCACCTTGCCCTGCAGATATTGTAATTCACCTTGAAGTTCCTAATCCTGTATGGCTACCTTGGGCTCCTGTACAGATTTGGATGGTAAATCCTGAGTGGTGCTCACCTAACTGGCTATCTCTCTGTGAACGCTTTAGTCAAGTCTGGGTAAAAGAAATGTCAAGAGTAGAAGAGTTTGGGTCAAATGCCACACATATTCCTTGGGCCGTACGGGGACCCTTAAAACCAGTGAATCAATCAGCCCTTGGTCTTAGACAAGCCTTATGGATTCTAGGTGCTTCTCAGAATAAACATATTGCAGCACGGGCTTTACTACCCATTTGGCCTTCAGATTTCCCCCTAACTGTTACAAGCACCTTAGAAGAGTCAGCCCTTCCTGGGTCCTTCCCTCCATCTGTTACTATTAAAAGAGGTTTTCTAGAAGCATCAGAGCTAGAAGAGTTAAATAGGAACTCTGCAACTCATGTCTGTATTAGTGCTGCAGAAGGATTTGGGTTTACTGCGGCCCAGGCGGAGGCTAGGTCAGCGGCGATGATTTTAAATACATTACCAGTTTACAAAGAATATTATGGTGATGCCAAATATGTTGGATTTCTAAAAACACCCTGCAAAAAAGAAGAAAAAAACCATGTTGGTTTTTTAGCAGATTTTTCTTATGTTACAACGGAAAATATCAAATCTGCACTTCAAGCAATTCCTAGTGGTGAGCAGCAAGTAGAAAATTCTGAATCAAGATGGAAAGAATTTAAATGCATAATTCAAAAAAAAGTCACTAGATTATTAAATAATGCAAAACCTCTTGCTCGGATGCCACCTATGTTAACACAAGCAGATTGTCCTCCAATCTCTGTTCTAACCCTCACATACAATCGCCGTAATTTTATTGACCTGGCTTTTTTAAATCTACTAATTACAGATTATCCTAAAGATAAAATTCAATGGGTTGTTGTAGAAGACAGTGACGATCCTTCAAAAGGTGTTCTAGATAAAATTAAAGCCTTTGAAACAAGAGAGCCTGGTTTTGAAATTACTTATGTGCCAATGACTACTAAGAGGTCAATTGGCTATAAACGTAATAAGGCTGTGCAGTATGCTAAACATGGTATCTGTGTAAATATGGATGATGATGACGTATATCCTTCATCTTCTTTTAGACGACGTGTTGCATGGCTTCAGGCATTTCCTAATGCCCAAGTTGTTGGATGCACTATGATTGCAATGTATGATTTGCAGAAAGGAATTAGTGCAGTAAATACACCCCCTTGGGCTCTACCACAATGTCAAAGAGTGAGTGAGGCTTCTTTTTGTTTCTGGAAGACCTACGCCCTTGAGCACCCCTTCCCTGACCAACAACAATCTGAGGGCGAGGCATTTATTCCTGAGGGCCCTGCATTTCTGGAAATTCCACCACAGCAAATATTAGTAGCTTTAAATCACGGAACAAATACTAGTGGGCGTGTAATTGCTGGTCGTGCTCAGACAGGCTGTTTTTGGGGTTGGGATAAAAAGTTTATCACATGGCTTCATGGACTTGTAGGAGTTCAAGTTGAGGCAGTATAACTGCCAGCTAAGTTGCTTAAGCAACTGGAGGCAGTATAACTGCCAGCTAAGTTGCTTAAGCAAGTAGAGGCTGTCTAAACCAATAATAAGAATATCAAATATATGGGAAAAAAAAATTTAGAAAAAAAAGAAAAAAAAGAAAAAGTAAAAAATCCAACGGTTTCAATTGTTACCATTACACAATTGAAACGGTTTTCATGTTTAGAAATTTTAAAAGATGTAATAAAAGAGCAGACATATCAAAATATTATTGAATGGATAATAGTAGAAGGCAGCAAAGATGAAGATGCAGCTGCAAATATTGAAAAAATCAATGGCCTCAAAGAATCTTCAGATTTAAATTTTCCAATTCTTTATCTGAAAAAAAAACCAGGTGAGAAATTAGGTGCTTTAAGAAATAAAGGAAATAAGGCATGCTCTGGAGATATCACAGTAGTAATGGATGATGATGACTATTATCCTGCAAATAGAGTAAAACATGCAGTAGAGCAACTCCAAGCATCTTCTAAGTTAATTGCAGGATGTTCTGCAATGTATATTTATGACTATACTTTAGAGAAACTATGTAAATTTAAAGGGTTTGGTGAAAATCATTCTATAAATAGTTGCTTTGCATGGAAGAAAGAATATTTAGAAAAATATTCACATGATGAGTCAAAAGATTGTGGAGAAGAGCCGAGTTTCACTAATAATTTCAATGAGCCAATGATTCAATTAGACCCTGAGCAAACGGTTATTCAAGCAAGTCATACACAAAATACATTTAATAAACGTGAAATTTTAACCGGTGGTGTATGCAAGATTATGCAATCTAATGTAGAAAGTTCTAAACCAGTTACTGATTTAATTAAAGAACCTTTTTTCAGCCGTTATAAAGCACTTTTTTTCAATGAGAAAAAAAGCAAGTATGATATAGTATATTTTGCAGGAGGATTTTGCATGGCTTGGGACCCTAAATCAAAAACACTTGAAGAATATGAACAAGCTATTGTTCAATTATCACAAGGGTGGACTAAGCTAGGTAAGAATGTGGCAGTATATGGAATGGTTCCAGAGGCTACAATTGAAGGAGTTGATTATATTGATTGGAAGAAATTTCCTTTTAATGAATACCATGATACAGTCATTCTATGGAGAACATATGGAAGTGTTTGTGGACTACCTTTTCCATTAAAAGCAAAACATGTTTGGTTAGACTTACATGATGGCAATTTTCCAAAAGAATTAATGGAAATGTGGTTTAGATATAATCAGAAAATTACAAAAGTATTTTTTAAAAGTAATTTTCACAAGGAATTATTTGAGAAATATTTACGTCTAAAGTTAGATTTAACTCGTTACACTATTATACCTAATGGAGTTTGCATTGAAGAATTTTCACAAAATAAAGATTTAGTGCAGAGAAATCCCTATAGATTCACATATTGTTCATGTTATACACGAGGATTATTTCCTATTTTGAAATTTATTTGGCCAATTATAAAACAATTAGAGCCACGTGCAGAACTCCATTTATATTATGGAATGGACTTAATAAAAGATGAAGAGTTTAAAAAAGCCATAACTCCTCTACTTGCTTCTAAGGGAGTAATGGACCATGGGCGTCAACCATTAGAAATAATAGTAAGAGAAAAATATATGTCAAATTTTCATATATATTTATCAAATTCTGAGGCAGAAATAGACTGCATTTCAATTAAAGAAAGCCTAGTAGCAGGAGCAATACCTTTAATCTCAACATTTGGTATCTTTAATGATAGAGAAGGAATCAAGTTTGACCTTAGTGATACAAGCCCAGATTCTTTTGCTAAAATTGCTTCAACAATTATTCAAATAATGAAGGATCCCAAGCTTGATGTATTCAGAGAAACTCTAAAAAAATCAAGCACTATTATTTTATGGACAGATATTGCTGCTAAATGGATTCAAGAATCTTTCTAAGCCATTAATTCTAAAATTAAATGCATTACAGGAATTGTATACAATGGTGTATTTTGTAATTCAGATGGATTTTTAATAATAGTATTTAATTTATAGATATCATTTTTAGTTAAAATAAACATATCTGAATCCTTGTGACTGTCATAATCCGGATTTTTAATTTTATCTAAATATTGTCTAATTAATAAATTCTCAGATTCTGGTGATAAGATAGAAAACCCCCATAAACAAAAGGCTATAAAGATTGTTTTATTTGATTGATGCATAACGCCAGTTAATTCTGATGTAAATAATTCTAATAATATAAATAATACTTTTCCAATTAATTCTGCTACTAATGGTGTATCTTTATAAAATGCAGCTAAACCTAACAGGCCTTGTTTCCAATCACCTTTTAATATATCTATAAAACTAAGTAAGAAGATTGAAATATTCTGTCTTATTTCACTCGATTTTTTAATAGCAAGTATACTGCGAATACTTTCAATTATAAGATGAATAAAAATAGAAATACCTGTTTGTTTCCCTGGAACTTTTATTACGGTATAATATGGTGGCTCTATTAAAGGCACATGAAATATTTCAGTAAAATTACAATTTTTCTCATAAACAAATCGGAATATTCCTATTTCTCTTGATAAATCATTTAATTGCATATGAACTTCAGAATAATGTTGTTGAATTTCTGTGAATATATTGTTTGTAAGACCAGCATGTTCACTAGTTTTTATTAAAGTTTTGGATTTATTAAAAAAATATTGTATACTTTGAATAACTTCTTCAAAAACTTGTTTTTCTTTAGAATCAAATAATGGATGATCATAACGGTCTTTCATCATTGAGAGCCATCCTCGTTTAAAATTTACTTTTTTTGCTTCAATAACTAATTCACTAAACTTAGAAAATGCTTGATATATTTTCTTTGTTAAAACTTCTGATTCTTGATTTGCTAATTTTTCCAAATATTCAAGTGTTACATTTAGTTCTTTATATCCAGAGCCTTCCATCTATCTAGGAAGAACACATTGTGCATCCTTCTCCTGACGCTGCTGCCTCTTTTGCATCCTTGACAGACTGCTCATATTCCTTAGATAGACGGTCCAATAATGCAGCTCTATCACGTTTCTTCTTCTCCTCAGGAGTTAACTCTTCAACAAGCTCATCCTCTGAATCTGAATCTAGATCAGGCTCAAGTCCACCCGCTTTAGAATCTACTACACCTCCCTGTAGTAGCCGAGGGTCAACTGTAAATTTCTGTGCCATTACCGGAGCCTTTGTGCGCAAATAGTAACAACCAGTTTTTAGACCCTGCTTCCAAGCATGAAAATGCATACTTGTAAGCTTGGCATATGTAGGATTCTCAATAGAGAGATTCAAACTCTGACTCTGGCAAATGAATGCACCACGATGTGCAGCCATGTCAATAAGCACTCGTTGTTTAATCTCCCAGGAGGTCTTATAAAGTGCCTGTAAATCATCTGGAATTTCCTTGATACCTTGAACACTTCCATTTCTAGCAATTATTTGTTGCTTAACTGCCTCTGACCAGACTCCATGCTTCATCAAGTCCTCAATAAGATACTTATTGACTACTACAAACTCACCTGCCAGAACACGACGAGCATAAATATTAGAAGTCATTGGCTCAAAGCACTCGGTATAACCAAGTATCTGTGATGTGCTTGCTGTAGGCATTGGAGCCACAAGAAGAGAATTACGTAGGCTGCGTGCTGCATTTTTTCTCAGAGAAGCCCAATCTAGAGTTTTCTCAGACTCTGTAATTGGTGTCACTGACCACATATCAGGTTGTAAGATGCCCTTGGATGCAGGAGACCCCTCAAAAGTCTCATATGGCCCATCAACTAGAGCTAAAGTAAAGCTTGCATCTACTGCCGCATAATAAATATGCTCAAAGATGAGTTGATTGAGTCTTATTGCTTCTGGAGACTCCCAAGGAACTCTGAGCCTAGCAAAGACATCTGCTAGACCCTGGACTCCAAGGCCGATAGGTCTATGACGCATATTAGAGCGCTTGGCTTCAGGAATAGGATAGAAGTTAATATCAATTACTTTATTCAGTGCTTTTACTACAGAAGCCGTCACCTTACGCAGTCTGTCAAAGTCAAAGGACTTGTTATCTGCTGAAACAAACGCCGGCAGAGCCAAAGATGCCAGATTGCAAACAGCAGTCTCCTCAGGACTAGAGAACTCAATAATCTCTGTGCAGAGATTTGAGGACTTGATTGTCCCCAAATTCTTCTGATTACTCTTTTTGTTTGCAGGGTCCTTATACAAGAGATAAGGAGTGCCAGTCTCCATCTGAGAATCTAGAATCTTAAACCAAAGCTTCTGAGCAGATACTGATTTACGAGCACGACCCTCCTTTTCGTATTTAGTATATAGAGCTATAAACTCATCACCATATACATCTGCAAGGCCAGGGGCCTCATGAGGGCAGAAGAGACTCCATTGAGCATCGTCTTCTACACGCTGCATGAAGAGATCTGAAATCCAGAGGGCATAGAAGAGGTCACGTGCACGCTCCTCAGTCTCACCAGTATTAAGTTTTAGTTTGAGGAAGTCTTCAATGTCTGCATGCCAGGGCTCCAGATAGATGGCAAAGGAGCCATTACGTTTGCCACCTCCTTGGTCAACGTAGCGTGCAGTAGCATTGAAATTTCTCAACATTGGCACAATACCATTACTTCTACCGTTTGTTCCACCAATCAGAGACCCAGCTGCCCTAATATTGTGAATATGAAGCCCAATGCCTCCAGCAAATTTTGAAATATTTGCACAGTCTTTTAAAGTCTCATAGATTCCATCAATGCTATCATCCTTCATGGCCAGGAGAAAACAAGAAGAAAGCTGAGGCCTAGGAGTTCCAGCATTGAAAAGTGTTGGTGTGGCATGAGTATAGACCTTCTGAGACATAAGGTCATATGTCTCAAACGCCTGGTCTAGCTGGGCTTGCGTAGTTGACTTGCCTGTAGTCCAGATACCTAGTGCAACACGCATCCACATATGCTGGGGCCTCTCCAGAATGCGACCTTTTGTATCCTTAAGCAAATAAGACTTCTCCAAAGTCTTAAATCCAAAGTAGTCAAAGTCATAGTCACGCTGATATACAATACGAGCCTCAATCTGGTCACCATAGGCTTGACTTAGCTCATAAAGTTCCTCTGAAACATAGAAGACTGGCTTACCCGTATGAACTGACACTTGATTTCTCAGAGCATCAGTGACCTGAGCAAAAGTCATCTCAGTATTCTTGTGATGATTACTAATGGTGAGCCTGGATGCAAGAGTTGCATAATCGGGATGGAGTGTGGAAAGACTGGCCGCAAGTTGACCTGCAAGGTCATCCAATTTTGAGCTGGAGATACCGTCGCAAATCTGAGAAATAATGTTTTGAGCCAGAGTATCAACTTGGACTACTAGACCCTTTGCAGCCTTTTGAATTCGCTTAAGAACCTTATCGAAAGAAACAGGCTCCTCACTACCGTCACGCTTAATGATACGCATACTACGCTGCATGGTTAGTTTGTAAGAAACTATTTGGACGCAAATCATGGTCAATTTTTTGACCTTTTAATTACCTAGGGTTACAATGACTATTATGTCCACCTGGACAATAATCTTCTTTTTTATATTCTGGCTCTTGCTTGCAACATTCTGCATCATGATTTTCTCTAGCAGAAGGTGCCTTAGCACCCGTTTGAGGATTATAGTAAATAGAGCAGAACTTTTTTCCACATTGCCAACACCAGCTGCGACCACATCCTGCACCAACTTTAAAGATGTTTTTTTCTTCAAGGCCACATGCAAAGATATAATTGCATGCAGCATCTTTCAGACACCAGCGTTCACACCACGGGCATTGCTTGGCATCATTCATTCTAACGTAATGAGTCAATGTAAAAATTGATGATAAGCGCCTAAATATTGACAGCATAAAATGGCAGCATCTAAACGTATCTCAAAAGAGCTTGCCGACTTAAAAAAGGACCCTCCTGGTGATTGTAGTGCAGGACCTGTAGACGAGAATGATATCTTCACTTGGGAGGCAGTTATTTTCGGGCCATCTGATTCGCCATATGCCGGAGGAATTTTCAATGCAACTATTCAGTTTCCTATTGACTATCCTTTCAAGCCACCACGAGTAATGTTTACCACTAAGATTTATCATCCAAATATCAACAAAGAAGGATTTATCTGTCTTGATATTTTGAAGCAAAATTGGTCTCCGGCCTTGACTATATCTAAGGTGCTTTTATCAGTCATCTCCATGTTTACGGACCCAAATCCAGATGATCCTCTAATGCCTGATATTGCAAACCAATACAAAAAGAATAGGGCTGAGTATGAGTTGGTTGCAAGAGAGTGGACTCAGCTATACGCACAAGGAGTCAATTAGAATGAGGTATTGGGCTATGAGTATTAATACTATGTGCAGGCCTCACATAAATTCTGGTATGTTCCATTTTTCCGCAAATATCCGGGACATCAAAATCTGTAATTCTACCGAATTTTTCATTGCATGCCAAACGAACAAATTCAGGAATCATTGAATTTCCATCAACAGATACTTGATTAATATCGGCCCTTAGGTATTTCATAAAAGATCCGCATTCTTTACGCGCTTCAGGAGGAATGGAAAGCTGCTCTTCAATCTTTCTACGAATCACACCCCATTGTGTTCCATAGAGATTATGTTGTATTGATTTTGCCAAGTAAGCTAATTTTTCCTGCAACATATTTGCAATACTTATTAAGACACTTAGAGAGCCAAATACCCATGCAAGTTGAAAGCCATTAACTTGCACGCCACCAGCCATAATATTAGAAACACCACTGACAGCAATAAGAATATTTGTTGCAACTGCTAAAGCTTTTGCTCGTTTATCAAAAAAAGTATATGCCTCAGTATGCATCCATTCAAAACACTTGGCTTCATCACACCAGCCGGCTAACATAAATTCAACTCCAGGATTCCACTCTTGTTTAATTATCATAGATGAATCATCGTTACTAGAAGATTCTGCCATGTCTAATTTTTAATGGATATTAATTAGAAGAGGGATGGTTTCTGAAATTATTTTATTAATTATTTTTGCTGTGCTAACAATGGGCTTAGTTTATGTAGTATATCCATCTCTAACATATGACTCATTTTCAGATTTTATAGAAAATACTGGTTATCCAACACAACAATTATGCAACATGCCTCTAACAAGCCCTCTACCACAATTATCTGGTCCGGCTGATGCTACCCTAGATGTGCCACGGACGCCTTATCATTTACTAGGAGATTATTTAGCACCTGCTAAAGAAAGATTAGCAAATATGAAATCTGAGTGTGCCTACGTGGCAGATGGTCAACGTTATATTGAAAAAACAGGAACATTTGGACAAATGACAAATAATTATAAAAAAGAAAAACCAGATAATGGATCTACGTTATTACGCGAACTTTCTTTATCTTTTTATAAATAAAATGCCACCACTTTACATGTTAAAAATTAATCGTTCTTCAAACCCATTAAAACCACAAGAATCATATTATGCACGAGGAATGAGTGCACAATGTATTTCATTAAAAAATGTAATACATTGGACAATACTAAAGATTGAATTTCCTTCAGGTAATCCTGAAACAAAATCATTGAATAAACCATTTCTACGATTTCAACGAAAGATAAAAGCTTATTTTTGTCTCTTACGCCGTGTTCGTAGTTTGAAATTTTTATTAGATAGAGAAACACTTGGACCTGTAGGTGACTTACCTATGGGTAGCTTACCTACGGGTAGCTTACCGCCTACGGGTGGCGTATAAATATGTGAAATTGGATTATTAGTTGTTTTTAATGTATTTATAACAGGTAATAAAGATTTTTCTAAAAATTTATAGTCTAAATTTACATAATCTTCTTTCCATGGCTGTATTAATTTACCACTCCCTCTTGGTGAAAATTCACGCAATGGTATTTTTAATTTTTCTATAAGAGTATCTTTCCCTTCATTACCAGTTGGGCGAAAATTATTATTTTTTTGTTTCATAAAAAGTCTATTTAATTCAGTTAATACTATTAAAGATACATCATTACCTGGAATAAACGCCTCTACTGGAAAACTTTCCAAGAAAAACTTTGCAAGTTTTGTATTAGAAAGAAATATTTTATATGGTTCAACTGGAATATACTGACTACCAAGTGATTGCATTAAACTTACATGCTCTCTAGAATCATCAATAAACCATAAATTTTCTGCACTTATACTTTCATTTAAACAGGTTTGAATTCCAGTTAATGTTTTTTCACTAAAGCCACTAACATCCCTTGTTTCAGTAGAAACACGACATGGATTATTTATATGAATCCGGGGTGTTAGGGTATGCAATTGTCCATTTTCTAATATAAGTTCATTGTCATTAATTAAATATGGAGATTTCTTTAAAACAAGTGCTAAAATATGATCTACCGCATCAATAAGTTCTAAAAGTCCATTATTACTATAAATAAATAAATGATTAATTTTTCCTTGATTTCTTAGTTTTATTAATTTTGGCAAAAGATTTAAGAAAGAAGGCCTAAAAATAATTCCCTTTTTAGCTACTTCATTTGCAGCAATACGTTCATAAAAAATACCCTTGAATTTTTCAAGATATAATTTAAGACTTGGTTTTATAGTAGGTAATTTAAGAGCCTTTGGTAAAAGTATTTCAAAAAATAAAACAAATGGAACCAATGTATATGCTTGAGCTAAACATTCATCAAAATCAAATCCTATACTTGGAGACATCTCCACTTAATTATACTTTATAATTTTTATTCTAATTCACATACAACTTCTTGAGCATCAGTTTCATCTTCTATCATACATATTGCTTCTTTCTTCTTCCTAGAACTCTCTGGTAAGATAAATTCGCCTTTCTTAGCTTTTTCTATATCTAACCAGAATTCCTCTATCTTAGGCATTAAAGAAGCAAACCAGGCTTCATCACGGTGCACACGTTCATGATGAATTTTCTCACACGCCCATGAATTTATTTCTATGATCTTTTCATTCAACCCTAATTCAGGCGTCCAATCTAAATCACCAAGTGGTCCATATACATATTTAGAAGGAAGCCAATCTGCATAATTTTCATTAAAACAACCAACAACCGCCACATTTCCAAACCATGCTGTTTTATTAAAATTTGCTTTATCAACAAACTCAAACTTAGCCTCAACATATTCGCATGCCCTAACACTAGTTACTTCCAACTGGTGTTGCATTTGATAGAAATATTCCATTGGCACTTTTAAACCAATAACTCTTGATTTTGGACATTTTATCTCTAAAAGATGACCACCCATTTCTGGAATTTTCAACGACCTGATAATAAGTCCATCAGGACTTGCTGCTAAACGAGTATCTTTCAAGTGAACAAACCGACCAACATCATGGATAATAGCTTCCCAGTAAACTTCCAATATTTGTTTGACTACTGGCTCAAAACAAATTCCCCAGTCAAATGGGCTCATATTCTGCCTGAGAACAACAGCAGATGAAGTACGCCCTGGTAATTCAATGAGGCCAGCTTTCTGCATTACTAAGATACCACGTTCTCTTACTGACCCAAATACCTTGAATAATTCACTTGCTGTTAAACACCGCTTAAATTCCAAATACCAATCGGTAGTTCTTTGTGTTGTCTGAGGTCGCTGCATTAAAGCATATGTCTGCTCATGTTCAACTGCTTTTGAATAATCATCACCGTCCCATTCATTGTATGCTTCAATTAGTCCATAAATAATTGAATCAACAATTTTATCCTCATCACCATTAATAGATTCTAAATATTCTTTCATTGATTCAGCCCATTGTTTTTTTAAATCAGAATGCGCAGGTCTAGGAATATGAACTTCCCATTCTTCTAAACATTGTGCTACATGTTCAAGTGTAGTCATTACTGTTTTAGGTAATAAAGATAGTTTCATTTTTACCGGCAAGTCCACTGCATCACTCATTACTACTAGTCGGGGTTTCTTTTACTCTTTTCTTTTGAGTAGTTCCAGGTTTTTTCTCAAGAAGTTGATATTTCACTTGACCAGTAGCAGTAGTATGAGCAACAAGCCCCTTAACCTCAGTAATTTGCTGTTCAACAAAATCATAAGTGACTGCAGCTTTACTACTTAAGAGTTTTCGGTCAAGCCCTTTACACAAGAGTTTAAATAATGCATCAGAATCTTCATCACTTAAATTAAGCTTAAGTTTCTCGCGTGCAACATATTCACGAAGACGCCCAATACGCAAGCCGCGCTCTAGCTTATGCCACGGTCTCTTTAAGGCGTTTACTGCATCATTATTTAAAGTTTGAAAAGTTTTCTCAGAAAATCCAAGTGCAAGTGCACCACTTATATCTAAGACATTAAATGTATTTCGTTGAGTTTTATTTCTATCCTCGCTCATTCTATATTATAATATAATGAAGGCCTTAGATGGAAAGATTAAGTGCATTAAAAATCATAGGTGGTAATCCACTTGATTTCCAAAAATGCTCTTTAAATACAGGACATGTCCATAAGGCCACAGGAATTGTAAAAATTCGCCATACATCCTCTTGAGAATTTACAGGATCAATCTCATCCCACATATAAAATTCACTAAGATTTACCTTAGGGTCAATTAATGCAAGGATTAACCCAGTATGTTTTTTCATTTCTAATACTGGAAACCCATTCTCTTTCAACATTTTTAGAATTTCCTTATCCTTATCTTTGTCATCAACATTCCACATCTGGTGGCCTCCTGAACATAAGAAAATACCTAATTTTAACCATTCAGGGTTGGAAGTATCACAGAAATAAGGTGCGAGTATCATCTATATAACTAATCCATTAGAGTTTAGATGTCTGTAAGTATACCTACAGTAAAAATTTCAGCGGTGCCTCTTCCTCAATTTATTCCGCGTTCACGTCGTGAAGACCTTACTCGTGATACAGCAAACGCCAGAAATTTAGAACTCCAGAGGTCTTCTGCTCCCATTCAGCAGGCTTTCTTCCGGCCAGAACCTTCTACATCAGGATTTGGTCCAAAGGTTGTTAGACAATATAATGATCAAAATGGAATAACTTCTAGAAATCAACCACCTTTTTCAACACCCGCACCCGCATTTGACCCAGCTGGACCAAAGTTAGTTGGCAATGTATTTTTTGACCAATATGCTCCAGAATATGATCCGCGAAATGTAGTGCGGGAACTTCGTGCAGCAGTAAAGGAAAACAAGTCTGTGCGCGGAGAAGAAGAATCAAAACGTATATTATCACGGGGATTTTCAAGCCGTTATGTCCCAGAAGGATTTGCAGAGCAACGACAATTAGATAGTCTCCAAGCATATGAACAATTGCGACCAAAAATTGATGATTTATCTACCCAGTATAGAAACTACGAATGAGCACGGATGATAAGTCTGTATTTGTTAAAATGGAAGATGCAAGCATGGATTTAGTAAAGAGTATTCGCAATTATAATGGAGAATATGTTTTACTAGGACTTTTAATTGGTCTAAATAAACCATCTATGGGTTGGATTCTCATTGGTCTTAGTAGCGCCCTTCCGACAATTATTATTTTGAAACATTCAGAATGGATACACCGACTAAAAGATGAGAAAGTAGAGCAGGTTATTCTACTACTTTTATTAATCTTAGCATCAGATATTTATGCATTGAGTTGTTTTGGAAAAGCCATAGGATTTAATTAATTTCTTTAGAATAAGTATAATATGGCCTGCACAAGAACTGGTGGAGCAAGAAAGGGATCTAAGAGACGTGGAACTCGCAAGGTTTCAAAGTGGACTGCATTTGTAAAGAAGATTTACACTGAGATGAAGAAGAAGAATAAGGATACAAAGCTTGGCGACGCCATGAAGGAGGCTTCTAGGCGTAAGAATGAAATGAAGTAGATTTTAAGTATTTCTTATTAATATATGGGAACTTACAAAATACGAAGGCGAATAAGTAAAATGAAATGTCAAAAAACTACAAGGAAAAACAGTAACTTGCCTGCATTTAAGGCAAATACGTGTCCAAATAAGAAAAAATTAGGTAAAGATGGAATGTATATATCACGTGAAATAAGTAATGGTATGTGGGCATGGAAAAAAATATAAAAAAATCATAAACATATAAAATATATAAACATAAAACATAAAAATCATAAAATATAATGATATTATCGTTATATTTTATTGTCTTTAATAAGATGCTTGCTGAAGGGCTTGTCCTATTAAGCGAAATCACATTATCCGCCTACCCAATTCTAATTAAAGCAGTTCCCACAAATTTATGGACACAAATTGTTTCCAGATTCCTTGTCTACAGCGTTATGGCCTCATCTGCAATGGTAGTCACAGGTAATTCTAAACAATTTGCTAATATTTCCTGGCGTAACATGGCGGGCGCAGGTCTTCTGAATTTAGCACATATTAGCGTTAGTTACAAGGCATTCAGTGAACTGAGCCCAGGAAATGCCATGGCCATCTTCTATACCTATCCTATCTGGAATATTATTGGGGCCTGGTTCATTCTAGGCGAAGTAATTCCTTTAACCTCGATCCCTTGGATTTTGCTGGCTCTTATTGGAATGTTTCTTGTGGCACATCCTGAGAAAGGCACCATCTTAGACTTGGAGAAACCCGTGGGAACTCTTTGTGCCTTGGGAGCTGCACTTACTGAGACAGCCATCTATTTCTATTTTAAGCTAATGAAAGAGAAAGAAGGTGGATTCAAGGGTCTCTTTGAGCTGTATGGTGGTGCTGGACTCTGGATGTTGCCTGCAGTGATTGCAGGCATGGTTGGCGCAAAACCAGGGGGGCTAGAAATTCCTAAAGTCGATTTATCATGGAAAGTCTGGCTACCTATGATTCTTTTTAATACGTTTATTGGTTTCACGGGTTACTCCATGAGAGTAACAGCAATTCCGCTGATATCTACGGCTGTATTCAGTATGCTGAGTTTCTTTGGTGTTGTTGCAGCCTTTGTCTTTGGTTACTTATTCAATGGTGAGAAACCAACGGCTATGGGGGCAGTTGGGGCTTTAATGATTACATTAGCAAATGTTATTTTACTATCAAAATAAAAAATATGAAGAAATAATAAGATGAGTAGGATACAACGAGGTGGAGCTCCATACGAACTATGGATTAGTGATACTGAGAAAAAAAAATATGAAATCGGCCCTGGTCCTGATTTCCTTGCTTATGAACCTGGTAGTAAAGTTCCATCTGGTAAAAAAAAATTTATAAAAGGAAAACATCGATTAATACCATTAGAATCACCTGGCATTGAGAGTAAAGTTTCTGATGTATCACATCAAAGTAAGCGTATTATCAAACTTAAAAAGTCTACTAAAGAACCTATCCCTGAAGCCTTATCTGCCCCTGAAGCCTTATCTGCCCCTGAAGCCTTATCTGCCCCTGAAGCCTTATCTGCCCCTGAAGCTTCTTCTGACGCTGAGGATTCTCTTGCCGCTGAGGATTCTCTTGCCGCTGAGGATTCTCTTGCCGCTGAGGATTCTCTTGCCGCTGAGGCTCCTCTCCCCTCTGAAGCTGCTCCTCAGCCCAGTTCTTTAGCTAATACAATACCAGAAAATGCTGAAAATATTCAGCTTAGTTTTAATAAAAAAGAAATTACAGGTGATGGCTGGTGTTTCTATAATTCTATATTAAAAGGACTCAATGAATCTACAGGACCTGAAGAAGCATTTGAATTTGCAAAACAAATCTCAAAGTGGTTAAGTGAAAATAAGACAAGGATGCTTGAAGCAAATGTTGGACAAACATTAGAGGAAAGATATATTACTCTACTTGGAACAAAGAATATTCCTATTTATGGAAATAGTTCAGAAGAAAAAATACTTACATTAGATGAATATATACAATTATCTTCTGAATTAACTGCGACTGGAGCCCCTAAAGTATGGGCAGAATCATCTATTGCTGGATATGCTGCAGCAACTTTAAAAAATATACAAATAGATATTTATAATAATGATTATACACTTATTGATACTATTAAACCTCTAGATTCTACTGCAGATAGAATAATTCGTTTAATAAATACAAACGGTAATCACTATGATCTATTAATGCCTAGAGCTGAAGGGCTTGTAAATAAAAGACCTGAACTTGGAAATAGATTAAATAATACCATTTTAGAATTATCTAATAGTGAAGAATCTAACAAAGCAGAAAAATCTGCAATAATAGAACCATGTGCCATACTCTATGATCCATGCACTGGAAAGCCTCTAGAAACTAATACTTTGCAATTTCTTGAGAAACGTATACGTGAAATACGTAATATGACATCAGATAACTCTGAATTAGAAGAATTTCCAGGATCAATACACACTCGTCTAGATTTACTTATTGACTTGTTAAATAAACCCGAACCACCTAACAGTAAATTATTCAAATATACAATTAATGGACAATTGTATGAGGCATACTGGGATATTGTTTTTGCATTAAATTTAATTGATGAATTTCAAAGGACTGATGATTTTTATATGATTAATAAAAAAGCAGAACAAATTCGCGCAAATGAATCTAAAATATACATAAATAATCCTATTGAATATTTAAAAAATAGAAATGTGAATGAAGGAGCATCTGGTGCATCAGATATAACTTTTTGTTATAAGAATCCAAGAGAAATCATAGCTGAAGATTTATGCTCTGCTCCAGTGCTATCAGGCGAAGCCTGCCTTGCTGGTGCAGCGGCCCCAGTAGATGCTAGAACTAAATTCTATTTCTGCTCAAGTAAATTTTACAAGAAAGATTCTACAAAAAGTGCCGAAAGCTTTGACATACAGAAAATTTATACTGCCGTTAAGAAATTACATCATGATTTTGATGTTCGTATTATCTTACTAGTAAAAGATAAAAATGCAGTAAATATCAAATTGAAGAATGCTAGAAATAAATATATTTCAGAAGAAGCCAGTCGTGTATATGGTGAAAGAGATCTTTTTGCCGCACTTCTCAAAATATATAACCTTGCTAAACAGAAGATTAAAGGAACTATAACAGAAGAAACACTAAAAAATGTACTAGGTATAACTGATAAAATAAAGCCTATTTTATCTCCTCGCTTACATCAACATATGGCAATTATAAAGATACAAGGTGCTATTAATAATTTTAAGAGATCAGGTGGAAATAATAAATTTCTTGTTGGTATTTTACCGAGGGGTGGTAAGACATATATAGCAGGAGGCATCGTTTCTGTATTACAACCAAGACGCGTAGTTGTCCTTCTCGGTGCAAAATCAGAAACTATATCACAATTTACAAATGATTTATTTAAATTCTATCAAGATTTCTCAGATTATGAAGTAATAGATGTAGTGGAAGGGTCCAGCGAAATTGAAATAGATCCTTCTAAGAAATATATATTTGTTATGAGTGTCGAATTATACAAAATGCAAAGTAGTAGAAAAATACTTCAAGAATTAAAAGGTGGTGTAAATAAGGCAGATTTGTTTATTTGTGACGAGGCACATTTGAAGCAGACAACTGATAAGGCAATAAAAGAGTTAGAAGAAGGAACTGCGCCTGCAAAATCGGCAGCAGAAGAAGATTCTGATGAAGTTTCTGGGCTTGAACAATTAGATGCTACAATATCAAAAGAAGTTCCAGTTGTATATATGACAGGAACCTATATAAAACCACTGACTGTATTTGAAATTCCAGATGATCATGTTGCAATATGGGAATATCAGGATATTCAAGAGGGCAAGAATATAATAGATAACGAACAGTATTTTAAAGATAATTTTCCTGGAATATATGAAGAAGCATTAGCAAAATGTTTCTCATATGGTGAAACATACGAGAGTATACAGTCAATGTATAGACGCTTTCCAAATCTATATCTGCTATCTACACAATTTACAGAAGATGCTAAGGCTGCATTTTTAAAGCAAAGTGAGGGTGGAGAAAAGGTTGGTTTTCCAACCGTGACACATTTATTTCAAGTAAAGAAAGATTTCTCTCCAGATAATATAGAAAAATACCCGCCTACATTATGGCATACAGGATTTACAAACTCTCTGGGTATAACCCGTTTAATTAATTATTTATCACCTAGGGCTGAAGTTAAAGTGTCAGGTGAAGAAGCAGTATCTCCTATTCAATCAGTTATGAAGCGCATAGATAGAATTTCTCAGCGCATAGGCGATCGTTTAGCATTTTTTACAAGCCAATTTGTTGTTCATTCACAACTCTGGTTTTTACCTTCTATGCAAGGCCACCCCTTAATAAAACGTATGAGCGCCCTAGCTGGAGTTATTTTTCAGTCACCGTGGTATAGAAAAAATTTTAATGTGTTAGCGGTGTCATCAAGTGCGGACTGGTCAAAGATACAGGGTGCTAAAGGGAAATCTGTAAAAATAGGCGAAGGCACATTTAGTTGGGCATGTCCAAGTGGTAGGGAAACACTAAAGACGTGTATATTACGTGAAGAAGCCTCTGCTAGAGCACAAGGGAAAGGATTGGTTATTTTAGCACAGAATATGTTACACCTCGGTATTTCTTTGACATGTGTTGATATAGTAGTATTATTGGACGCAGGTGAAAAGGTAGATGAGCGTATTCAGAAGATGTATCGCGCTTTAACTGAATCAACAAATAAGAAGGGTGGGTTTATTGTTGACTTGAATTATTTTAGAACTGTAACTGCAATTATGAATTATCAAATACAAACAACTAAGACAAGGCAGAAAAAAGAAGTATATGCAGATAGTGGATTAAAAGAAGCATTTAATTCAATTATTGAAACATACAGTATTGATGATGACTTAGATATTTATGGAAGCAAAGAAGAAGGTGGTAAATCTAGAATAGAGTCTGAAACAATTCCTGAATTACAGCGCATGTTAAAAGAAAAGCCAAAGGGGCGTACTGACGGTATGACAATAACAGAAGTAGGTGAAGCATTAAATGCTGATGTAGAATCCGCACTAAAAGATGCATACGGCAAAGAATTAGACTTTATACTTGGTGAACTTGCTGATAATTCAGTAAAACATACTATGCGCGAACATGGCGAAGGTGTTGAGCAGGCAGAGGAAGAAAGTGATAACGAACCCAGGGCCAAAAAGACCCCAAAGTTATTTCCTGATGAAATTGAGAAAAATCCAGAAGAAAGACGTAAGGCATTTATGGATATTTTTAAGACTACAATGAAAATTGGTGTATTTGGAACTAAATATACAACATTACCATTTCTAATCTATGGTCTAAAGAGTGATACGGGTCTAAGAAAAATAGTATATGACACACTTATTCAGCGTGGAACTATTCAGGAGGGATCTGATCATGAATTTATCATGCGTCTAATTATACGTGAATTAGAGTATATTGTGGAACAAAAAAAGAATAGCTCTTATAGTGGCATGAAGGAAGCCTTTAATTCCAAGGAGACTGGAAATAAATTTCAAGAGGTTCTTGAATATATTAATACACATTTAACACCTAAGGCAAAAGAAAGAGCAAAACATGGTGAAGTATTTACACCATTAGATATTGTGGATCAAATGCTTAGTAGATTACCGCAAACTGGTGCAAAGAATGTATGGAATAAGAAAGGCTACAAGTGGTTAGATCCTGCAAATGGTATAGGTAATTTTCCTATAAAGGTATTCATCGGGCAAAATGAAGGAAAATACAAATATCCTGGCCTTTTTGAAGGTCTTAGAGGGGATTTCTCTGATGACAAAGAGAGAGCTAAGTGGATTATTGAAAATATGTTATATATGATAGATATAAACGGAAAGAATAATTTAGTTGCTAAACGTTTATTTGAAAAATTATACCCTCACAAAAATGCAAATATTGAACAAATTGATACAAAAAATGGGTTTCTAAGTGATAAGCCCCTTGATTTCAATGGGAAAAATGTTAAAGAATTTGATATAATACTAGGAAACCCTCCATTTAATTCTGGTGGACTTAAAAGTAGTGGTGATGAAGATGCTGAAACAATATGGCCTAAATTTGTTGAGAAATCGTATTCACTATTAAAAGACGGAGGATTATTACTATTTTTACATCCACCCCAATGGCGTGTAGGTAAACTTCCACTATATACTAAAATTAAAGAACTTTTATTATCTAATCAGATAATGTATTTAAAGTCATATGAAAAAGATAAGTCGACTGTTGATGATGTAACTAAATTTGAAGAAACAGATGTAAGGTTTGAATACTATCTTCTAAAAAAAGATAAACCGTCTGAAGAAACTATACTAAATGATATATATGGTAATGAAACGAGTATAAATATAAATGAATTACCTTATATACCTAATGCTGGATATAATATTTTAGCTAAATTATATGAAAAATATAAAGAATTAGGAAAACTTCAGTTTGTAGATGGCCCAACAAAGATAAAAAAAGCATCAGGCAATGTAAGAAAAATAACTAATATGAGTAATAAAAATGGTATTGATTATATAGTAGAAAATAATAAATATATAGATCAAGAACGATGTAAGGTGTGTACGAATGGAGAAACTGCACGATGGCCAATATGTTTTGTTGATAAGGGTGGTGAAACAGAAGATGAACAATATATTTCACAAAGATATATCTTATGTAAAAATGTTACATCTGCTAAAAAAATAGCAAAGTTTTTATCATCTAAAGTAATACAATTTTTGATATATTCTTCTCATTTTCAAATTCAGGCTAGAACTCCAGATATAATATATAGATCATTGCCTGATATTAGTTCTGTCGATATTGATTTTGGAGATGATAATGAAATACATACTAAATTTCTAAAACTTAGCGCTGACGATATTAAAATGGTAAACACAATGAAAAGATTGCGTGTATTAACTGATTCAGATTTACATACAAATAGAAAAAAACCAAAAACAGAAAAGAAAGGTGGTTCAAGAACCCCTCAACGGTTCACTCGTCGCAAATCAAGACAATAACCCTCTAACTGTCTGAATAACAGTAGAAATAGGAATTGAAATGGACAAGTCCGTAGAACCAAGCCTTGTAGATGCTCTAATATGACCATCTTCAATTCTAAAGGAGTTAGGCGTTACACCTAATCCATGCTGCTCTTTAAATTTCACCATATTCTGAGTGCGCATAGATAGATTACATGTTGCACAGATAGGCCTCAGATTATCCACGGTGGTCGGGCCTCCATCGGCCTCAGCTATAACGTGGCCACAATGAAAAGAATTCATCTTAATGTCATTTACGCCGCAACAGAGACACTTAGTCTTAGCTATGTGGTCACCGATCCATTTTTGCCATGTTAAATCTTTCAGAATTTTTGGGATTGTCTTTCGCCTGGGCGGCATACTACTAAAGCAATAAAAATTGAATTGCATTTTAGGCATATTTTAATAAATAAAATGTCTGAAGGTTATATTTATTGTCTTACAAATGAGGCTATGCCTGGGCTTGTAAAGATTGGTGAAGTCCATACAGAGGGTAGAACTCCAGAGGATCGCATTCGTGAACTCTATACAACCGGTGTACCTTTTCCATTTATAATTGAGTTTGCAAAGAAGGTTCAAAATCCTGCTCAAGCAGAATCACGCATTCACGCTTTCTTGAGTGATAAGCGCTTGAATCCACGTCGTGAGTTCTTTAAGACAACTCCAGAAGTTGTTTCTAAGTTATTTGACTTGATTGATGGTGAGATGTGGGTTCCTACAGATGACGATGAAATTAATGAGTCTACTTTAAATACAACTGCCATCAGCAAGATGAATCAGGTATTTACAGAAGGACTTCTTATTCGCCATATTGTAGGTTCTGATTTGAATAAGACATGGATTGGCAAATATAATGCTACAACCGATAGAATTGTGTATGATGGTGTTTCTTACGCATCTCCTAGTGATTTTGCAATCAAGCACCATAGAGTATATAATCCTGATCGTAAGTCAGCAGGTGGGTGGGCTGAATGTGATTGTCAGATAAATGGAGAATGGGTTACAGCTGGAACACTAAGGGTTTAAATTTACTCAGTGGTATATAAATAATGGAGAACTATGAATTGCAACGAATGGGTGTTAGAGAACTTCGCAAAGTCTGTAAAAAAAATGGAGATAAAAACTATGCATGGTTAAAAAAAGTTGAACTTATTTTTTTGATACAAGGATATTCAAAAGAATGTGGAAATTGTAATGGCAATCTAAGCATCGAAGAAATGCAAAAATATTTAGATAACCCTGATGAATGTCAAGGTATGGATAATAATGATGAATATTTACCATGTTGTTCTAATTGTTTTCAAAATGAGCAAAGCCCTTGTTATATTTGTGAAGAAATATATATGAAAAATTCACTAGAATGGGCTATATTAGAAGATGGAGAGGAAGAACGTGTATGTAAACATTGCGCCCAGTGTAGCGAGTGTTGGGGATTAATTACAGTAATATCTGATGGAGGAATAAAAGAAATTAATTGGGTTAATGGAGAATTATTTTGTGATGAATGTATTTATTCAGATCCATCTCGTTATGAAGAATCTTGTCATTTTTGTAAAGAAGAGGTTGTATGTAGTGATTTAATTGAAGGTATAGACGCAAATGATAATGGAGTATATATTTGTCAAGAATGCAATGAATGTAGTATGTGTAGAACTAGACTTAATAGAATAAAAAAAGATAACTGGGATTGGGAAGGAGATTTAGTATGTAAGAAATGCCCACCATATAGTTGTAGATGTAGTCGCATATTTACTAAGGAAGAGCAAAATATAATAATAAAATTAAAAAATATTTATAAAAAATATAAACTTGATTGGAATTTTCTGTGTGTATGTAATAAAGATATTAAACTTATAAAAGAAGTTTTAGATTTATTAGACGAATGGAAATTACATACGGATGACAATGAACAAAATATCTATATAACAAAAATTGAGAAAGAAATTATATATATTTTAGTAAAGCCATAAAAATTGAATCCAATAATTCTCATAGTTATTTTAACCAAAAATGAGTATGAGTATTACCCAAGGCCTTGCAGAGCTAAAGCTCTTGGACAAGCGCATTAACAAATGCCTAGGTTATGTTGAGTGGAGTTTACTTAGCACAAAGAATAATAGAATAGATGAAACTGAGTTGAAGAAACATGCACAAGCAGAGTATCAGTCATACATGGACCTGGTAAAGCGCCGTGATATAATCAAGCGTGCCATTGTCCTCTCCAATGCACAGACCCAGGTGACAATCGGGACAGGTCCAAAGAAGTGGTCTGGCACAGTTGCAGAGGCTATTGAGCATAAGTCAAGCCTAACTTATAAGAAGAATCTTCTAGAAAAAATGACACGAAATATCAATACAGTAACCAGGGAGTATCTAGATGCAATTGATGCTTTAGAAAAGAGACTAGATGGACTTCTGACTTCTGAGCTTGGAAAGGATGTTAAAACAAACCCAGAAACTATCACGGCACTGAGGGCCAGTTTTATGGAGACAAATAAAGTAGAGATTGTTGATCCGATGGACCTTAAGAAAATGGCAAAGGAGTTGGAGGAGGAAATTGACGCCTTTGAGACAAATGTGGATTGGGTTTTGAGTGAGGCAAATGGTAAGACAATGATTACAGTATAAAAATTGACAGGGGGCATATAGATAAAAGAATGGAATCTTAGGGAACGGGGTTATAGGGGCAGAGCCCCTATAAGGGTCTTAGGGAACGGGGTTATAGGGGCAGAGCCCCTATCCCTATCTTGGCGAAAAGCAAATTGACCGTGGCAACAACGATAAGTTGCAAAATATTATTTCCAACTCAGGACATAACGTTCAAGGCTTCATATAATGAAGCATCAGCATTTAATGTTCAACTAGTGTGCTTGTATCGGCGGGGTCACATAAACTCCCTGCTCTTACAAGATACATTCAACTATAACATTTAGGGTTCAAATCAGTTTCAAGGTATAATCTTAGAATTGTTCAAGTCTTGGCTTAAATGATTCTAGGTGTAGTCTTGGAAATATTCAATTGTCAACATTCGATGAAATCCAGGGTAAAGGTAATAGGAACTGTCAAATCCTTGCGAACCTCCTGGCTGCCAAGATAGGGTTTTTTTTCTTAAAAATGCTTAGTATGGAACCTGTATCATGCCTAATATGTCTTGATTATTTTAAAAATGATAGTGCCCATATACCCGATTTACCCTGTAGTTGCACCCTCATAGTTCATGAAGAATGTTGGGAACCATGGTCTGGTGAATGCCTCTATTGTAGAGAAGCATTAACCGAAGAACTTCCAGAAATACAATTAAGAATTGTTCAAAATATTAATATAACATATCATAACCCATCATATGTATTGTCTACACTCATTATAATTATGTTATTATATTTTTTTATTATTTTAGGATATACTTTATAGAAATGCCCTGGGTTTCACCAGGAAAATGGATGCCTATTGGACAATATAGAACTGCACCGCTTCCTATAAAACCAATACCTTTAGTACCAAAAAAAGGCTCATCAACACAAGCAGTTCTAAAACGTATTGCTGATAAAAAAAGTCCCGGTCTAAATAATCAACCTGCATAATACATAGATGGGCTTAATGATGGCAAAACATTATATAGATTCACATAATCCCCCAATCATTACAATGAAAGGAATATCTGTATATTATAGTGGTAAAGAGAATATATTATATTCTAACTTAGCTCTTTCAGATGGACTAGAATTACATTTTATAGATAATGTAAACCCATATATAGAGTTATCCTATCCAATAGATCATAAAGTAGTTTTTTCAATAAGAGAAAACTTAATTCATTTTATAGTTATAGGAGAATCTGAAGAAAAAGATAAAATTCTAACAAAAACGGAAACTATAAAATATCCATGGCTTCCTACATTTAATGGTATTAGAGTATCTAGAATGACTGAAGATGAATATAAGGAAAGTCAACTTTCTAGTTGGCCAAATTTTCTGAGTTAATATTAGGATAAATGACAAAGACACGTAGAATAAGAAAAACACAAAAAGTAAGGAGAACAAATAAACTAAAGAAAACTAGAAGAGGTGGTGGCTCTTCTTGTTATAAGACTGATAAAAATGGTAATATAATAAGAACATGGTCATGTTCAGCAGAATGTGAAGAAAATGGAGCATGTGGGCCATATGATTAAAAATTTGAATATTTTATTTATAGTATTTATAATACTACAAATAAATAATGTTTAATTCAAGGCCATGGTCACAAGAAGATACACAGGCCCTATTACGACATGTTGCAGATAAAAAGAAATTAGAAGAAATTGCAAAGCTTCAAAAACGAACTGTAACAAGTATTCAATCTAAGTTAAAAATAATTGCTGCAAATATGTATTTGAATGAGCAGTTACCTTATGAAGATATAGAAACAAAGACAGGAATAAAGAAAGAATCTCTGATAGTAAAAAGAGTTATAAAAAAATCAGAATTATCTGGGTCACCAAAAGATACAAGTGAAGATATGGCAGTAGATAAAAGCAACGTTACACCTATGATAGCAGTTGAACATACGACTATACCTATACAAATAATATCATATGATAATCCATTTACTCTAAATGCAATATCAACACTAGTAATCACAAATGTGAGTCAGTGTCTATTTACGCCCACTTGATGCACCTGCATTAGCAATAGAATTTGTAGGAGGTACATTTGTAATTGCATAATTTATTTTTATTGGACCCTCACCCACTGTTACCACTTCTTCAAATTTATTAATAACTACTTTTTTTAATCCTTGAATAATTTCCGGATGAGAAACATCTGTAATATCCTTGAATCTTAGTTTATATTTGACTAAGATTGATTCAGGAACTGCAGGTGAAATTTCCATTAAACGTTCAATCTGATCTCTCGTAATTTTCAAAATATCTTTTGCGGCAACGCGCTCAGCCTTTGGTAAACTTAATTCGATGGCAAGGAATTTAGAAATTTTCTGGTATTGAATTGAAGAAATACGGTGTGCTTCAGTTCGCTTTGCCCATGCAAAATACGAGCCTAGAGTTGATAAGACTCCCGTAAATAAACTTACTACACCAAGAGCAATAGAAGAAACTTGAGGATTTGTAAAAATTGTTTGAGAACTCCCGGATAAAAAGCCATTTACTGTGCTTAAAATAATTACCGGAAGGGCAATGCAATTTGTGTGAATTGAGAAATATTTTTCACATTCTGTATGAAGCCAGGATAAACCCGCGCTTCTTTCGGCTTCTTCAGCTACTAAAACTTCTAAAGAATCATTCCAAGAGATTGTTGGTTCTGTAGTATCATCCATTCTATATTTAGATTCTTTTTAAAATATTTCTAATTATTAGAAATGTCTTTGCAACCATTACAAACACCAATACAAACACCAACACCAACAGTATTACCTGTAACAGTTAGTCTAAACGGCAACCCTGGAATTACAGAAAATTCTATTAGATATGAGGGAAGGACATTAGATGAAGCAATACAAAAATATCGCAGTTACCATGACTATACGAAAGCACCCAATAATATAACTACAAAACAACGTAATACTTGGGCAATAAAAAATGCGGAAAGAAGAAAATTTAAACAAAAGCAAAATGAAGAAGCAAAAAAAAGGGGACTTTTTGGAAGTACATCACCTGAATACTTGATAGCCCGAGGAGAAAAACAACGTCTTAAAAAAGAAGCAATAAAAATAGTTAATGAACAAACAAAAATACGAACAGAAAAAAGACGTAAAATACAAAATGCTAGGAAAGCGTGTGGGTGGACAAGAAAATGGGGAATGTTAGGATCTTATAATACTCCACCAGCAAATGCAACTTCTCCATGTAGAGCAAATAATTTACCTAATTTAAAAGATTAATAAACTAATTCAAATTCCCGGCGTATCATAAAAAAAACCATATAATAGATGTCTAATCATTTTAATGAAGGTCAAGTATATTTTAATACTCAAACTAACAAAGTATTTTTTTATATGAAAAATCCTAATTTAACCGTGCAACCACAAACCGCGCAACCACCAACCGTGCAATTACCAACCGTGCAACCACAAACCGCGCAACCACCAACCGTGCAATTACCAACCGTGCAACCACAAACCGCGCAACCACCAACCGTGCAAAGCGTAAAACAACCATTAACGGCGCAACAACTATTAAATATTTCTGGTATAAACGATATGCCTCAAACTTTACCATTTCAAGGAATTAAATCAAGTTTACCTGCAATAAAAGCTCAAAAACGTTCAAGATTTAGAACATTACAAACCCCTAGAACATTACAACCTCAATTTAGGACATTACAAACCCCTAGAACATTACAAACTCAACCTAAAACATTTCAAAATTATGCAAAGCTTGCACAAATTGCAAGCCAACAAACGCTTGCAAAAATTAAAAGCCAACAACCTATAATATAAAAATTAATTTTTAATCAAATCCAACATTTATCTCAACATCACGTCGACATAATGTCTGAGGAGGTGATGTTTGAAATGCAGTGCGAACTCTCTTTTTAGAATCTTCTGTTATAGATTCATTAGAAGAACTTGTATTACGCGTAGACCGCGATCTACTTAGTTGCTTCATGTGAGTATTCATCTCAGCTTCTACAGTCTCACGATGTTTCTTCAAATATTCAATTACATTTTTTTCGATGGCCCATCTGAAAAAGTTTAATTTACCCACAGTTGTAACAAACTGCTCGGTTCCAGGAAGACTAAACATTATACGTTCTCTTCTGCAAAAAGGATCAAAAAGTTTCTTAGAATATGCCTTTAGTTGACTCTTATAACTCATGTATACCATAAATTCTTGCCCTGCCAACATATAACCAATTGTATGTCTTCTTGCATAATTTGTAACAAACCAGTCTATGAGTCTTAAACTTATTATACTTGTCCCTTGCAATAATCCCATTATTTCTTGTAAATCTGTTCTTTGAGAATAAAATGACTGAAGACTCATAATAATAAGCTCTTGTTTACAATGAATCTTACGTTTTCTAGTCTGTAAATCAGGCACAGTGCTCTCTATAATTTCACTTATAGTTTCACTTATAGTTTCTGGCTTTCTTAGTATGGTATTCATATACTATGTTGTTTTACTGATTTCTTAAGTCTTGTTCTAAAATAGATATGCTCTCGGGTGGTCATGATCCACGGGTGAGCTTACTTCCGGATAACCCTAGTGCACAAATAATGCCTGTACAAGGTGGAGGAGCTTATGAAAGTAATAGTAAAGGATGGCAATCTTTGCCAATAACAATAGAAAAAAATAATGAATATAAACCAATAGTAAATCATATTAAATTAAAAAAATTCCAATTGCAATGGAAACAAACAATTGGTCCAAATATACCCTCTCGTAGAAAACCTAGGCAAGATTTACATATTATTATTGGAACTTTAAATGTAATTGAATGTCCTACGTATATTGTAGCGCCTTTACGTGGTGATGAAAATGCTGCTAATGATGTATTTGCATGGGCTAGTAATTTAATGGAATCTAATAAATCTAATCATATAATTTTCATGGAACCATTATTAGATAATAACCCAAATTCTTTAATTGAAAACGGTATTAGTTCATTACTTTCATTATACCCAGGACATGTAATATATATCTGTGAAAAAGAAACAATTCTACCTTCTTTAAATGGTATTTTATTGCGTGCAGTTCCAAATACTAGTAAACAAATTGCGTTGGGTTTTATTCCTGAAAATGCTAATGTTTTTCATCGTTCATCAAGAAATTTAGATTATTTAAAAGTTGAGACTTTAAAAATTCCCTTTTCTAAAGGAACTGATGTTGAAACTAGTGAAACAATATTTAATATAGAATTTCATAATCCTAGAGCAATTAAACATCGTGAAAAAGATTTTGATAAAAAAAATATTACAGGTGATATATCATTTAAAGCAATTCCAGGCTGGATTACACAAATTGCATATGGAAATGAAATTAGTATAGGAGGTGGAAAGCCTGGTAATGCAGATGAAATGAAACCATATGGGTTTTATAGGAATAATGTTCCAACATATCGAACTACTACTTCAAGCACTGGTAAAGGAATAAATAATTTAACCCCTCCTTCACTTTATGGAACAAGTCCTACTGTTTCTCCAGCAGTTGTTAAACCTATAAATCAAACTTTTCCTCAAGATTATCCAAAAAATTCTTCACAGACTGCATCTTCTAGTAAGGCTATAATTAATCAAAGTAGACCTTGGTTTCATAGAGATAATAATCCAACATATCGAACTAATATTTCAAGTACTGGTAAAGGAATAAATAATTTAACCCCTCCTTCACTTTATGGAACAAGCCCTATTCCAGCTTCTAGTAAGGGTATAAATAATCAAACTTTTCCTCCAGTTTATCCAAAAAGCACTCAACAATTAAATCCTTGGGAATTACCAGCTTCTTCAAAACCTGCTAGGAATTTAGTCTATGTTAATCCTTCTAATGTTCAAAATACGAAATCAGGATTTAACAGTTGGGAAAAATCTTCAATTCCTAATTATAATTCTGAAAATGCAATGAATGCAAGGCCATTTAACAGCTGGGAAACACCTTCAATTCCTGAAAAAGTTATAAATCCAGGAGGTTTTAAGCGTGGAGAAAACCTTTCAATTCCTAAATATAATTCTGAAAATGCAATGAATGCAAGGCCATTTAACAGCTGGGAAACACCTTCAATTCCTAACATTAATCCTGAACAAAATAAAACTCCTGGTAAACATTATAAAAAAACAATAAAAACATCAGAATTTAAAAATCAAGAACCTAAACAATTAAAAAATAAAAAATCTACACATCATATTAATCCTCATTTAAAAAAGAAAAAACATTCAACCCCTCCTTTAACACGTGGTAAAAATAAAGATAAAAACAATAATAATGATGACAATGATGACAATGATGACAATGATGACAATGATAACAATGATGACAATGATGACAATGATAACAATGATGACAATGATGACAATGATGATAATGATGACAATGATGATAATGATGATAATGATGACAATAATGACAATAATGACAATGATGACAATAATGACAATAATGACAATGATGACAATGATGACAATGATGACAATGATGATAATGATGATAATGATGATAATGATGACAATGATGACAATGATAACAATGATGATGAAAATGAAAATAACGGTATTGAAGAAGAATTAATAAATATTCAAATAAATGGGCAACAATATAAAATACGCAATCCCACTAAAGAAGTAGTAGAAAAATGGGCAAAAGGAACATTTAAAGCAGATGAATTATTATTACTTGAAAATCAAGGTTATTTATATCCTAAAGATATATACGCATTATTATTAAAAGGATTTGCATCACAAAAATGTAATAGTGAAGGTCAAATACAAGAAAGTCCTGAATGTGCAATTTTTAGATATATTCAAGCTAATAATGAATTACAAAAACTACGTGAATCAAATTCAAGTAAATCTGAATTATTAACAAAAACTCAAATTCCTGCAGGGGTTACACAGAGCAGTAGTTTGAAAAAAGACCAACAAACAAATCCATCTGCTACAAGTGCTACAACTACAAGTGCTACAAGTACAAGTGCTACAAGTTCAAGTGCTATACCAAATCCATCTGCTCCAACTGCAACTTCTACAAGTTCTGCACCAAATCTATCTGCTCCAACTGCAACTTCTACAAGTTCTGCACCAAATCCATCTGCTCCAACTGCAACTGTTACAAGTGCTGCACCAAACCCATCTGCTGCAACTGCAACTGCTACAAGTGCTGCACCAAACCCATCTGCTACAACTACAAGTGCTGCAACTGTTACAAGTGCTGCACCAAACCCATCTGCTACAACTGCAACTGCTGCAACTACAAGTGCTGCAAGTGCTACAACAAATCCAGCTGTTAAAAGAAGAGTAGGTTGGGCAAATGAAAAAGGGTTGCCTTTAGTTGAACATAGAGGTGGAACACGAAAAAATAAATCAAATACAACATCTAAAACAAATACTATGAAATTACGTTTTATTTATTAATTCATTAAATGTCTTTTTAAGACAATAAATGAATTTTTTATATTATATTTTATATGCAATCACAAGTTATTATATGCAAGGGCCGGCAGCACCTAGGGTATTTATACCCTAGGGAGCCAGCTTTGCCAGCAGCACCTAGGGTATTTATACCCTAGGGAAGCCTACAAGGTTAGCACCTAGACCAAATCCAGCACCCTGGCGAGCAGTTACTGCAATAGAAGGAGTGAAAGTATCAAGGACTGCAAAGGTGGCAAAGGCAGCCGTGCCAATAGTTAGAATCTCACCAAAGTTAGGCTTCTTGGGGTTAAGCACTAGCACGGCAACAAAAGCCACTACTAAACCTTCAATTAGATACTTGAGAACAGACGTTAAAAGGTCACCAAGAGAGAAGTCCATCTTATACTTGTTCCATAGATTTTTTGTGCGTCAGATACTTTAAGAGAATTTATCATGAAGAATCATAGGAAATGTCTGCACCAAAAGAGGATTTTTTAGAGGAAGATCCGGAAATTCGCAGCCAAAAATTTGTTCTTCTATCTTTCCTTAGCCCGGAAAATGTCCTTGATAACAAAGATCAGTTTTTCTTTGGCGAGTTTGTAAAGCAATATGAAATAGATTATAAGATTCGTAATCTAGAGACATTTCTAGTTTCAATTGTCCGGGGTATTAATGAAAAATTAACTAAAGAGTCTGACAAAATGGATGCATCTGGCGCAGACCTCAGTGGAGTTGCTGCAACCGCCCTTACAGAAGCAGCTACTATCTGCCGCAAATCTCGACTTAATATTGGCAACATTCTAGAAACTTATTCAAATTATGTAAAGGAAAACGATGCAAATATCAAGAAGACAAGTATTAAGGAATCATATGATGATTTTATGTTTAAAAACCAAACAAAGCTTGAAGAAGCATTTTTTGCCAAGAATGAGTTTAGGACTAGTATCCGTGGTCTGAAGGTCCGGGGAGTCACAGGAACACATGGTGAAGCAGTAGCTATGTCTAAGAAACTACAACGTAATGACACAATTCATAATATTTTTTTGGGAGAAGTTGGAAAGTGGCTACCTTGGGATCCTAAGCCCCACCAAGTTCAGGATCAGGAATACGCAGAAGACCAATTAAATACATTAATGAAACGTTACAAAGATAACGAAGATGCACGTGATAAATTTGTAACTGAACAGCGCCAAGAACAATCTCGTGGTGCTAAAAAAGGTCCTGTTATTTCAGCATCTGATGGTAATCCAGTATCCGGAGAATCATCAGAAGGTTGGGGTGAAATGTTTGGAGCAGCACCTGACTTAGCAATTCAAAGAAAGCAGGATTTATCTGGTAATTGTTCTTAGTTAAGTAACATTCCAATCTGACCATAAGCTTCACCTTGGTCTTGTGCTGCAATATTTACACAACCATTATTCTGGCAAAAAGTTCCTTCAGGACAAGGAACTCCCTTCCTAGGACATGGTGCATTTAAACCATTGCACTCTTTAGCAGTGCAAGATGACATATCAGTAGAAACTGACACTGGAGTCATAAATCCTTCACTGCAAAATCCATCAGAGCATTTCTGACCCATAGGGCAGTGATTATTTGCAAGACATGGAAGTTTTGCAGATGCTCCACTCATTCTTGGAGCTGAACTAGAAAATTTAGAAAGATGTATTAATAAAAGACTAATTAATGTTACTGCTAAAAACATACCTAAAAATGATGCTAATTTCATTGCTTCTAAATAAGAAGAAGAAAATAGACCTATAAATATTAAGGATATACTGGTAATTCATTATTTAAGAGAGCTGGTTGTTTTGGATAATTACAAAAACCATTTAGACATTGAAGGCCAACACTACACGTAGGTAAATCTACACCGCATCTTACGCCGGGCATACCTGATTTAAATCCTTCTTTTATAATATCTGGATATACAATTAAAACAAACCCTACAAATAAAACAATTAAAAGAAAAATAAATTCAGAACTTAACATTATCTATTACTGGTATTTGAAATATAATTATTATAAAAAGCTGTATCCATTGCAAAATTAATAATATCACTGTAGCGATAAGAAACCCATAAATCCATATGACCATTATTTATGAATGAATTAGAAGATATAGTCATAAATGCAGTATATAAAAAATATATATCACCTTTTAATTTACCTAATGCTATCCATGGGCTTATACCTGGTTCGCCGGTTTTAATCCAAAAATATTCTTGAATTGTATGAGGAAATGTATCTGGATATGTGCCCATATAAATTTCAAGTGATGAATGAATTGGGCGTAAAATAGATTCAAGTGAATATCCATGTTTATCTCCAAAGAACATTAATGGTAACATAATATTATCCTTATTAATATTATCTGATTTGCGAATTGTTAAAATTCGTGAATCAGACATCTAATTCAAATATATTAAAAAAACTTTAACCTCTTTTCTGGTGCTAAATATAAGAGGTCTGTTTCTTTGATTCCAAAAGCATCTACCCATTCTTGAAATTGTGGAACTATACGATTTACACGATCTTCTGAGAGTGAATGAACACTCTGATTCATTGCATATATAAGTGTCTTTTTTTTATATAATGAATTCCATGAAAATGCATATGAAAGAAAAAAATTTCTATGTGCTTCTTTTCTCTCTTCATTAGATGCTCCCTGTTTAGATAATTCAGAATTTAAACTATTCATTGAAATTTTTAAACCACCAAGATCTGCCCAGTTTTCACTCAATGTTTTCTTTCCATTTATTTTTTTACCAAAATGTTTAAATTTTTCAAAGAATTCAGAAACTTTTCTTGTCTGTTTTTTAAATTTTCTACGATTCTTTCTAGTCCAAGTCTCTTTGAATTGACCAGTTGATGTAAATAAAGAACCCTGTAAATCAAATGCATGTGTTATTTCATGGCATATTGTTGCTCCTATACCTCCATGGTTCCAACCCAGTGGCGTATTAGATTTAGATGAATAAAATGGAAACTGTAAAATTCCCCAAGGTATGTATATATCATTTGAATCTTCAAAATAAGAAGCATTTGTTATATAACAAGCATAATTATTGTGTATTTTATCAATTGTTTTACCTGCAAGCATAATACTTGCTTTAGACTTTGCAGTTTTTATAGAAAATAATGTGTGAATAATACTATCTGGATTATATGTTATCTTTGGCATTGGCATTGTTTTTGAATTTCCTATAATAAATTTCATGCGACGTAGCTTTTCAATTATGCGCGTCTTTGTTCTTTTTGTTATTAATGTGCTATGCATCATATAATCTATTGCAGATGATTGTAAACTAGAAATTAATTGTGTAATACCATTTAATGTCTTAAAATCATGATGATGTTTAGAATATATATTACATAATGCATCTGGCAAAATACTCTTAATTTGATTTAAGATAGATATTTCTTTACTTGGTTTATTAGTTA